TTATCTCCTGTATGATTACGGCGACTACGCCGTATACGAGCAGGTCGACGCCCGCGCTTTCGACGAGTGCGACATGTCGGACGTCATCATGCAGTACGACCACACGGGCCGCGTCTTTGCGCGCTCGTCCAACGGCACCCTCGCCCTCGAGCCGGACGCCCACGGCCTGCACGTGCGCGCCGAGCTAGGAGGAACGGAAAACGGCCGCCAGCTCTACGACGAGATCCGCGGCGGCTATACGACCCGCATGTCCTTCGGCTTCACGGTCAAGGAGGACACATGGGAGGAAAGCCGCGACCACGAGACCGGCAAGACGACCGTCCGCCGGACGATCACGAAAATTAAAAAGCTTTACGACGTTTCCGCCGTGTCGCTCCCCGCGAACGACGCGACCGAAATATCCGCGCGCAGCCTGGCAGACGGATGGATCCGCAAGGCAGAGCAGGAGCGGCTCCGCGCGCAGAAAGAGCGGGACAACCGCAACAAAATCCAAATCCTTATGGAGGTAGCAAAATGAACAGAATCGAAGAGATCCGCGCCAGACTCGCCGCGATCCAGACCGAAATGGACGCCGAAGGCGCCGACACCGAAGCGCTGCTCAACGAAGCGCGCACCCTGACCGAAGAGATGAAGACCCTGCGCGCCAAAGAGGACAGCCAGCGCGAGCTGCGCGGCCTCGTCGCCGCAGGCGCCGGCGTCGTGACCGGCTCCCCGGTCCCCGCACAGAAGGAAGCCGGCGGCCCCGGCAGCGAGCTCTATCACCGCGCGTTCCTGCGCATGCTGATGGGCAAGGAGCTGACCGTTGAGGAGCGCGCCGAGATGTCCTCCGGCAGCGCCTCCGGCGGCTACGCCATCCCGACCGTGACGCTCGACCGCATCATCGAGAACATGGTCCAGGTCGCGCCGATGATCGGCGAGGTCGACCTCATGCACATCCCGTCCAACGTGACCATCGCCGTCGAGGGCACCCGCAACGCCGCCGCGCTGCACACCGAGAACGCCTCGATCACAGGCGCCGCGGACACCGTGGCCCACATCTCCCTCACCGGCTACGAGATCGCCAAGCTGATCTCCATCTCCGCCAAGCTCGACGCCATGACCATCCCGGCCTTTGAGGACTGGCTCGTCTCCAACCTCAGCCGCAGCCTCGCCATCGCCGTCGAGGGCTACATCATCAACGGCACCGGCTCCAGCCAGCCCAAGGGCATCGCCAAGGCCGACACCTGGTCCGCCGGCACCAACGCCGTCGACTGGGCGTCCACCGCCCCGACCGTCGGCGAGTTCGAGGCCCAGATCGGCCTGCTCAACGGCGCGTATATCTCCAACGCCAAGTTCCTCATGAGCTGGGGAACCTTCTGGACCTACGCCCACTCCCTGCGCGACGACAAGAACCCGGAGGTCTGCTCCTACGATAACGGCACCTACCGTATCTTCGGCTTCCCGGTCATCTTCTCCGCGTCCGTCGCCGCGGGCGAGATCTACTTCGGCGACTTCCGCGAAGGCGTGAAGGCCAACTTTGCGCAGGACGTCACCGTCGAGCGCAACGCCTCCTCCGGCTTCCGCTACAACACGATCGACTACCGCGGCACCTGCATCTTCGACTGCTCGACCGTCGCGGGCCGCATCATCAAGTCCGCCGCGTCCATCAGCTGACGCGCGGTGCACGAACAGCATGCGCGGGCGGGGATCTGATCTTCCCCGCCCGCGCGGAGGAACTGATTTATGACGCTGCAACTTGTAAAAGCCTCGATACCGGTCACGACGACCGCCTACGACGACGTCCTGCGGGCCCTGATCGAAGCGGCGGTGCAGGATCTTCGCATCGCGGGGATCAACGCCGACGACTACGAGACCGACCCGCTGCTGCGCCGCGCCGTCGTGACGTACTGCCGCGCCAATTTCGGCTCGCCCGCGGACTATGACAAGCTCAAGGCCGCGTACGACGAGCAGAAGGCGCAGCTGCAGATGTCCCGGTGGTACGGCATGGAAAGGATCCTGTACGATGAGATATGACGTCGTGACGCTCCTCGCCGACGCCGCGCCGCACGGCGCCTTCGACGCCGGTCAGGAGACGGGCAGGCAGCTCTACGCCGGGATCCTGACCGCCACGCGCGCGGAGGCCTACGCCGCGATGTCCGCGGGGCACAGCGTCGACATCGTCTTTTTCCTCGCCGTCCCGGCCGACTACGAAGGAGAGCGCGCCGCAGCCTTCGGCGGCAAACGCTACCGCGTCGTGCGCGCCTACGAAAACGAGCGCGGCTTATATCTATCCTGTCAGGAGGTGCGTCCGGCATGACGATCAAAGCGGCGCTCGAAGCGCTCACGATCCCCTTCGCGCACTATTCCTGGCAGGGCACGCCGCCGGCACCCTACGGCACGTGGGGCGAGGACGGCGCCGCGGAGACCGTGTTCGCCGAGGGCGCGCATCAGGAGCGCGCCGACAGCGTGAGCGTCGACCTGTTCACGCGCGACGACACCGGCGCCGACGCGGCCGCGGTCGAGCAGGCGCTTTCCGGCGTCACGGCCTGCGCGTGGGAGCTCGAAGCCGTGCAGTACGAGCACCCGACGGGCCTTGTGCACTACACCTGGGCCGCCGAGGTCGTGCGCGGCGTCGGCGAGGATCCCGCACCCGCCCCCGAACCCGCGCCGGATCCCGAACCGGAACAGGAGGCTGCAGATGGCGACGCTTAAGGTAAACGCGGGCGGCGAGTGGCTGACCCAGATCACAAAGCTGGGCACGCAGACCGACGCTTTCTGCGCGCGCGCCGTGCGCGCCGCCGCCGATATCGTCGCGGACCAGATCCGCGCGAATCTGGAAAACCTCCCCGAGGACGCGCACTGGTCGCCGTCGCACCCGGAATACTTTGTTTTAACAAAAACGCAGACCTTCACCGGCATCCCGCCGGAGCAGAAGCAGGACCTTTTGGACAGCTTCGGCATCTCGCCGGTCAAGGTCGACCAGAACGGGACCTACAACGCGAAGGTCGGCTTCGAGGGCTACGGCTCCCAGCCGACCGCCGCATATCCGCAGGGCATCCCGAACCCCATGGTCGCGCGCGCGGTCGAGTCCGGGACGTCCTTCCGGCCGCGGCAGCCCTTCGTGCGCCCGGCCGTCAACAAAACAAAAAACGAAGCCCTCGCCGCCATGGAGCGCGTGATCACGCAGGCGGTCGAGAGCGTCGTGAAGTGAAAGGAGCCATGATCCATGCCCCAGATCGGACTGAAAGGCATCAAGGTCGCCACTTACACCAACAACAACGGCACGATCAGCTACGGCACCCCGGCCTCCGCCGGCGACGCGATGACCGCCAACCTCGAGCTGCGCTTCGCCGAGGGCCGCCTCTACGCGGAGGACGCGCTCGCGGAGTACGTGCGCCTGGCCATCGGCGGCACGCTGTCCATCGGCGTCAAGTATATCCCGGACGCCGTGCAGAAGACGATTTTCGGCGTCACCGAGAAGAGCCGCAGCGTGACCGTTTCCGGGTCGAGCTCGACCATCAAGAGCCTGCAGACCACCAAATCCAGCCGCGGCGCCGAGGTCGGCGTAGCGTTCTACGCGGACGACGTCGTCGACGGCGCGAACAAATTCACCTGCGTGTTCATCCCGCGCGCGCGATTCGGCGAGCCCTCGATGAGCCTGCAGACGCTCGGCGAAACCATCAATTTCGCCACGCCCACCACGACCGGCGAATTTCTCGCCGACCACTCCTCCGGCGGCGTCATCAAGGAAGTCGTGACCGTCGACTCCGAAGCCGCCGCGCAGGCCTGGTGCGCCGCGGTGTTCGCATGACCGATATCCGCTTGAAGACCCGCCGGCTCAATGTCGGCGGGCGTGATTATGACATAACCTGCAACATGAACGTCCTCGCGGACCTCCAGGAGGCGCACGGCGGCTCGATCGCCGAGGCGCTCGACGTCTCGGGCCGCGGCGTGCGCGCCGCGCTGGAGATCGCCGCCGCGATGCTCAACGACGCGGCGGACGCGCAGGGCCTGCCCGAGCGCTTCACCGACCGCTCCCTCGGCCGCCTGATCCCGCCCGCGCGCATCGGCGAGCTTTCCGACATCGTGACGGAGCTTGTCTCGGCCGCGCTCGCGGATCCCGAGCCGGATCCGGACGGCGAGGCCGGAGCGGAGGAGGACGACGAAAAAAACGCGTGAACCAGCCGGAGGGCCTGTCCTTCGGCTGGTATCTTTATATCTACACGACCATTCTAAGAGGCGATGAGCAAGCCTTCTGGCGCACGATGACGCCCTTCCGCGTCATGACGCTCTACCGCGCGCACCAGCGGATGGGCCGCGCGAGCAGCGCGCGTGATCCGCTGACTGCGCCGCGCAGCGCACCGGCCGCCGCGCCGGCGCCGCAGGAGGAAAAGCCCGCGTCTCTTTTCGCCTACATAACGGGAAAAGGAGGCTGATAAAAGATGCCTAAAGTCGATATCGGCCCCAAGATTACGCTCGAGGGCGAGCGGGAGTTCCGGGACGCGCTCCGCAACATCGAGGCCGGGCAGAAAACCATGGCCGCGGAGATGCAGAAGACCTCCGCGCAGTTTGCCGGACAGGAGAAATCGGTCGACGCGCTGACCGCGAAGCACGACGTGCTGCAGCGCACGCTCTACGGCGCGCGCGAAAAGACCGAGCTTCTGCGCGAGACGGTGGCCAGAGCCGCGCAGGCCTTCGGAGAGGGCGACAAGCGCACGCTCGAGTACCAGCGGCAGCTGAACCTCGCCGAGCGGGACGAGCTGCGCTTTGAAAAGCAGCTCGCCGACACGACAAAAGAACTCAGGAAGCAGGGCAAGGAGCTCGACACCGACGAGAAGGCCATGGCCGACTTCGGCGAGCAGACCGAGGAAACGACCAAGTCCGGCTCGGGCCTCGGCGACGTGCTCGGCGGCCTGACACAGAAATTCGGCATCCAGCTGCCCGGCGGCATCACGCAGTCGTTAAACAGCATGATGCAGGTCAACACCGCCTC